GTTGATGGAGTTGAGTTGGCTTGTTCTGCTATTCCTAATAATATTAAATATGCACAATTTGAACTTGCAAGAGCTTTAGCAAATGATACTGATGCAATCACTGGTACTACAGGTAAAGATGGTAACTTCAGTGAAGTTAAGTTAGGAGATATACAGGTTAAATATAATACTGATAGTCAGGGCACTGGTTCTGTTAATAATATCTTAGATGTTTATCCGTGGTTACAAAGTTATTTAGGAGCTTATATGTTGGGTGGTGCTGGTAGTTTCCAACTTAGAGTGGTGAGAGGATAATGGCAGGACAATTAGACTCAGCATTTAAACAGATTGCAAAACAGGTTGTAGCGGATCTTGGTAGTTCCTTTGATTCGACTATTACTTATACAAGAAAAGCATCTGGAAGTTATAACACAAGTACTGGAGCATATACGACAAGCGATACTACGTTTGCTGATATAAAAGTTCCAGTTGAATTTGTAAGATCAGAAGAAGATTTAGGCAAAGAAATTAGAGAATTTAAAACTTATATAACACCAGACTTAATTGGAGACAATCAACCAACATTAGATGACGAGATTACATTAACTTACGCAGGATCAACTAGAGTCGCAAAAATAGTTAATATAAGTTCATTACAAGGTGGTCAAAGCTACTTGTTCACAATTCTTGGAAGATTCTAATGGCTAAATCAAGTACTGCTTGGTCTGATGAGATAAAAAGGGTGCGTAAAGGTTACAACGTAGATTTAAATCGTTTTATTAAATTTACTTTAAGCACTTTACCTGGACAAAGCCCTAAATATACAGGCTTTTTTGCTTCAAGTTGGCAAGCTAAAACATATAGAATTAGAGCAGATCAAGATAGAATACAGCCGTGGATAAATATTAATACTAGAAAAAGGAAAGATCCTGGAGTGCCAGCAAGAGTTGAACCAAGATTTTATCCTCCAAGTACAAGATTTAAATTTGGAGATACTATCTACATTGGTAACAGAGCTAGTTATGCAAGACAGGCTTTAGGATCTGCTGATAATCAAATTTTAAATTATTTTGAAGTTGGTATTAATGATGAAATAAATAGAGCATTTAAACAGACAAAACTAAAATTAGCTACTGGACAAGTTTTAAGTGACGATGCAAAAGAGGCAATTAGTTCTGGTGACATTGATCCAAGAAATGCACCAGCATCAGGAGTAAGGTATAGTTCAACATGACTTTAGTTAATGTAAGAGCAGCTTTTGAAAAAGCAATCACTGATGCAGTTGCAGCAGCAGATAACACTGTCATAATGTCGTATGACAACGTAACATTTACTACTCCTGGTAAAACTAAAAAATATATTACTACTTCAATTATTTTTAACCAATCAAAATTTCAACCTCAAGGTGCAGCTATTGATTATTATGTTGGATCAATTCAATGTAATCTTTATGTCCCAAAAGGAAAAGGTTCATCAGTATTATCAGCATTAAGTGAAGCAGTCATTGATGGATTAAGTTCAATAAATGCTTCTAATTATGCAGATCCTTTTTCTTGTTCACCAAGAATAGAAGAAATAAATGGTCCTATCCCTGTAGAGATAGAAGATCGTTCACATTTTTTAGGGATTATATCTTGTGCTTTTTCTGCAAATAGCTGATATAATTCATATATCTATCTAATATTATGACAAGAGCAGTTGATCTTTTAAAAAATAAGTTTGGTGTAAGCCAACTTTACAAATTTAATCTAAAAGATGAAAATGGTGAAGTCCAATTAGCAGTTTATTGGCATCCATTGACTATTGCTGAACGTGAAATGATTCAGAAAAAAACAGGTAGTGAAGATACAAACGATTTTGCTTTACAGTTGATGATAGAAAAAGCATTAGATAAAGATGGAAATAGGCTATTTCAAGACGGAGACAAAGCCTCATTAAGAAGAGAGGTAAATGCAAATGTATTACAGGAAATACAATTAGCGATGTTGCAATCTGGAACAGATCAGGAGGTTGATGAGGCAAAAGCCGATTTAAAAAGCTAATCCTGATTGGAGATTTATTTATTCTTTAGCAAATGAATTAAAATATACGGTTAGTGAATTATGTAATAAATTAACTGTAGAAGAAATGGTAGGTTGGGCTGCTTTTTTTGAATTAAAGTATGAAGAGCAAAAAAAAGAACAAGATAAAACACAAATGAGAAGCGTTATACCTAAATCAAGGTAGAATAGAATATATCTTTGATAATTAGGTCGAAATGTCAGAAAAGACAATTGAGTTAGTTATAAATACGAGTCGTGGTGAAAAGAATTTAAAACAGATAGAAAGGCTTGCACAGAGAGTAGAAAAATCGCTAGGTAAGATAAATAAAATAAAAATAAACGTAAAAACAGATCAAGCACAGAAAAAACTTAGTGCCTTAACAAAAGAAATTAATAAAGGAAATAGAAAAATAGACACCTTTTTTAAAGGTGCAAATCCTGGGATGACTGTTTTTGGAAATAAAATTTCAAAGGTTAGAGATGAATTATCTTCAGTTAGAAAGGCATTTGATGATGCTTCAAGTGCTGTTGAAAGACAAAGAGGTGCTACCGCTTTATTAGCAGGTAATTTTAAAAAATTAAGAATGGAAGCTGTTGCATTTGCTAAAGCAAGTGGAGCAGATCCGTCTTTAACTATTGGAAGTGTAAGTGCAAGAATAAAAGAGATACAACAATTCCCAAGAACAATACTTGCTGGCAATGAAGCAATGAGTTTGCTCAAGCGTATGCAAGAGATGACTATTGTTGGATCAAAAGAATTTTTAGAAGTAAGTAAAGCTATAGGAGTTCAGTTAGGCATAAATGCAAATATACAAAGTCAGGCAGCTAGAGCAGCAAAGCCCATGCAAGCTAATCAAGTGTTTGCTACTCAAGAGCAAATTCAAGCATTAGGAGGTAAAAATAGATTAATACCGCCAAGTATGAGATTACCAGCAGCAGGTAAGTCTAGTGGTACTTTTGAAATAAAAAGCAAACCTATTGAAAAGGCTGTTAAAAATATACAAAAATCTTCAAATAAAACAGCAAATATTTTATCTCAACAAACTGCTTTTGGTGCATTACCACCTATAGGAGGTACATCAAGTCCAATAAACAAAAGATTTTCAGCAGCAAATTTAGGTTTTGGTCGTAATGCTAATCAAAAGGGATTATTTGCATTTCCAGGAGGGAGAAGTGCAAGAATTAAAGGTGGTATTGGTAGTGCTCTTATTGGTGGTGGTTTTCCTGCTTTGTTTGGTGCTGGCGGTATAAGTTCAATTTTAGGAGGTATTGCTGGTGGTGCTGGAGGTGCATTAGCACCTGGAGGAGGTTTTGCTGCATCAATTTTTGCTACTGCTATTGCTGCACAAATAGAGAAAGCACAACAATTTAGAAAGGCAATTAAAAAAATAAATGATGATTTAGCAAATATGAATATACAGTCACAATTTTCAAGACAAAATATAAAACAATTAGCAAGAGACTTCGATATTACCAATGATGAAGCTCTGAAATTAGCGGAAACTATCAAAACATTTGGAGCAGAAAGAGGTTTAGGTTTATTAAGAGCTTTTGGATCAATAGAAACATTCAAAGTGTTAGCTGGCTTACAAGATACTGGTTCAGTTTTAGGAAAGATTGAACAATTACAAAGTGAAATTAGTGAAGAAAAGCGAAGAGAACTTTTACAGACATTGGCAACTAAAGGTCCACTTGAAGCACAACTAGCATTAGAAGATGCAATATTAGAAAAGTCAGAAAAAAGAAATAGAGAAGCAGATAAACGAGAAAAGAAAAGAAAAGAATTTGAAAGAGCAGCCAGGGGTGGTCTTGGCTTAGAGTCTATTATTGCTGCCAATAAAGCAAAAGAACAAACTCAATTTGAAGGTATTGCTACTGCTGCTGTCTTTAGAGATGATAATCAAGTACAAAGAGAGTTTTTAGAAAATACAAAATTAGTAAATGAACAGTTAAGATTTTTAGCTGAATTTAGAGCACCCGCAGATGAATTAAAAGAAATGTTAAATCCAATGCGTCAGATTTTAGATTTAAGTGTTGCTATAAAAGATGGTTTCCAAGAATCATTTAGTGGAATTATTAGAGGAACAATGACTGTTGGTGAAGCGTTTAGAAATATGTTAAATCGTATTGCAGATCATTTTCTTGATACTGCTGCAAGAATGGCTGCTACACAAATACAAAAAGGATTTTTAGGTCTTTTTAGTAATATGTTTAGTTTTGGAATTACTAGTAAAGCAAATCAATTTTTAGGTGGAGTTGCAAATCCTTTTGGAGGTGGTGGTTCTAGTGGTATATCTTTTGGCTCTGCAAATTTAGGACTTTCAAACTTTGCTAATGGTGGCAGACCACCCGTAGGCAAGGCTTCAATAGTAGGAGAACGTGGGCCAGAGTTATTCGTACCAGATAGAGCAGGAACTATCGTTCCAAATAATGCAATGGGAGGATCTACAAATATAGTAATAAATGTAGATGCTTCTGGTTCATCTGTTGAAGGTGATGAAGAACAAGCTAATCAGTTTGGCTCTGCTATAGCTACTGCTATACAATCTGAATTAATTAAACAAAAACGTCCTGGAGGTTTACTTGCATAATGGCTACCTTTCCCTCGATTACACCAACCTAAAACAGTAAAACTTGGTGATGGTTATGAACATAGATTACTCTTTGGCCTAAATCAAAACCCTAAAATATTTAATCTAACTTTTGAAGTATCAGAGACAGATGCAGATACGATTGAAACTTTTTTAGATGCCAGAGCAGTTGATAGTGCCAGCTTTACCTTTACACCACCAGGAGAATCTAGTTCTTCTCAATTTGTCTGCGAATCATGGAACAAATCAATACCATATCTAAATCGTGCAAGAGTACAGGTAACATTCAGAGAAGTATTTGAACCATAATGCCAATACCAGTATCAGAACTACAGAAGATTAATCCAAGTTCTATTATTGAACTTTTTACTTTAACTTTAGACAGTACATTACATGGATCTACAGATGTGCAGAGGTTTCATGCAGGTACAAATAAATTAGATAATACAGACATTATTTGGCAAGGTAATACATATCAAAAGTTTCCTTGCGAGGCAGAAGGTTTTGAATTTGATGGAGCGTCTAAATCCATCCCTCGTCCTACCTTTACAATTAGTAATATCTTAGGAACTATCACTGCCTTGTTTGCCACTGTTAATGCTGTCACTGCTAACAATGATCTTAATGGTGCAAAATTTACAAGAATTAGGACTTTGGCAAGGTATTTAGATGCTGCAAATTTTACTGGCGGTACAAATCCATTCGGTACTCCTGATACAACTCAGGAACTACCACAGGAGATTTATTTTATTGATAGAAAAGTAGTGGAGAACAGAGAAGTAGTGCAGTTTGAATTAGCATCTGAACTTGATTTAATTAATTTACAACTTCCTAAGAGAGTAGTTACAAGAGATCTATTTCCTGGTGTTGGTACGTTTATTAATCAATGACATGGCAGGAAGATGCTCTTGTACATGCAGAACAGGAATCACCTAGAGAATCATGTGGTCTGCTTGTTAATTATTTAAATAAGAATAAGTATATTCCTTGTAAAAACTTAGCTTTACATAATGATTTGCAGTTTTTGTTAGACCCTTTAGATTGGGCTGATACGGAGGATAGATATGGAAGAATCCATGCTGTTATACATTCTCATCCAATTGGTACGGAGCATCCTAGTGAGGCAGATGTTATAAGTTGTAAACGATCCAATAGAACTTGGTATATTATTGGACTAAAGACAAAAAGATGGTTTAAATTTAAGCCAACAGATAAAATAAAAACATTACAGAGAGATCCATGCTTAAGACAGTAAAACTATATGGAGATCTAGCAGATTTTGTAG